TTAATCAGGGTCCGGCTCTAGTACCTTAGGTTTAGGCTTCGGCTTAGGCGCGACACGACGCGGTGGGGGCGCTGCTGCGGCACGTGGTGGCGGGGCACAACGCTCGACGGCTAACGCCGCAAGATATTGCTGACGCGCTTGCAGCGCGGCTACGTCTTTGCTCGCTGACCCCTTTGCATCCATCGCGAACCATACCGGCCAGACCACGATGCCGACAACGCCCGCAACGACGTTCTGAGCAACCTTTAAACCCTGCTCATCAGCAAGTTCTTTAACTCGTACGTTGTTTGCTTGAATTTCCGCGCTGATCATTGTGCAAGTCGAGGTTTGATCTTGCGGTTGTACGATAGCGATAGGTTCCGGGTCACGCCCCGCACACGCCGCCAACGCAAGGCCGGCAGCCGTTGCCGCAAACACCCCGATACGCATAACTAAAATCCCCCAGACCCCACACCATCATCGGACAACTAAGGGGTGAGGGCAATCGGGGGCACTCGTATATGATTGATCCGGCAAATTAGGACACTGGGGTCAAATACGGACAGTCCCCGGCGCCCCATAAGAACGTTCCGTGAAATGAGAACGGAAATGAATTGCCGAAAAAGGGCATAGTTTTTCCGGCAATGCCGGAACGGTTACGCGCGCGGCTATCCCGACGACCTGCCCGTGCCGGCCTTCGGCCCGCGCATGGTGTGCACGACCTCCAGCGCGATCGGCGCCGACGCTCGGCCAAACTGGAATGAGAGAGCACCCATTGCACTATTTGGACGCCATTCTTGACGCAAACCGATAGGCCGTATCGAGATCCGCTCAGCGGATGCTGACGGCCAAGGGCATCCCAAATGCTCCCCGGTCGGCGGAAATCACGAAGGAAGGATGGTCCAGATCTCGGACGGTACACCCGTGCGTTGGGAATTCATCGGCTAAGATCAACCGATTCTCCGAAACGCGAAATTGCGCGGCGAAGTCAAAACGAACGACGAGCCAGCGGGTTGGTCATCCACTTGCACAGTCACCTCAATTACCCCAGCACCTACATCCGTACGAGTCTTGACCTCAACGTTCACCTCTGGCGCTTTCGGTGGCGCAGGAGGAGGTTCGGTTGCCGGCGGCGGCGCGGCGCGATCCTTTACGGTGGTCATTGGTTCACCCTGGAGGAGGTAGGCTTAACGCACTTGGAACGTGAGTAGTTCCTGACACCCGTTTATGGCCCAATCCGGGCGCCATCTTCACACGATTCTGGATCTCTAGAAAAGCTTTCAGTGGGTGATAAAGCCCGTCGGCAACAGAAAACACGAGCGGGACATCCCACCGACTTTCGAACACGCGGCGCGACTCGCTATCCACCGTCACGAATCCCAAAACGATCGATTTCTGACCAGTAAGAAATGGTGCGGGTCCATGCCGGACCGCGCATGCGATCGTACTCCTATATGGTAGCGGCCAAAAGTCTTTAAAAGGCCTTAAAATGCTCGACTTTTGGGGCAACCGGTCACCCCAGCTTGGATTATAGGCTCTGAAACTCGTGGACTCAAAACTCCCATCTTTCAGGAGATTATTCGAAAAGTAGTGCCAAGTGCTGTTCGTGTTGTCGAACAACTTCAAAAATGGTGGGTTCTTTATCAGCGGGTCGTGATTTTGCTCAACGCGACGATTATCCATCTCGACGCAAGTCGAGGATGAGCCCTCGTCTCGAACAAGCGTATAATAATAAGCTTCGTTCTCGATATGATAAATCAACTTGATCGACGTACGACAACTCGTTCCAGTCAATGAAACGAAAATTAAATTCAATTGATCAAGAACGTGCGCAAATTTCGTTTTACAAATCTCAAAAAACGATTCGAACTCGCTCACGCTGGCTGTGTCGGCCGGTTTGTGTTCTTCGATGTAAGTATGAATCTCCTTTACCAACTCCGCAATACGGTTTGTGTACCTTGTGATGTTTGCGTATTTTTCCTTTCGGCTGGTCACCAGTTCACGATAAGCAAGCAACGCGAGTAGAAGAGCGGCGGTGAGCACGACGTAAATTTGAGCGGCAATCGCTCGGCTATTCACACCCTCCAGCCAATACTTTACCGCTTCAAAACCGGCGAGCCACGCGCCGATCCCGGCACCAAATTCAAGCAATAGCCGTGCCCAGGCCGGAACCCATGAAAACGCATTACGAAGCATCAGGCCCTCCGGCCTCAACCAATGCGCGCATATTGTTTTGTCATACCCAGAGGTGTCAAGCGTTTTGGCACTGGCACTCCCGCTTCATCGCGAATTACTGGCAATTGATGCGACGGCTGCAACTGGCGCTTCCATGTCAGCATCTCCCGCAAATCGGGAGCGCGCGGCGCATCATTCGAATTCTAGATCGTTAGCGCGGAGTTCGGCGTGTCGGGAACAGCGGTCTCTCCAAAATCAGATCAGGTGTTTTGATCAGGCGGCTACAGCAGCAGCCTTCCGCTTCCTGCGCCAGCCGAGCCCGCGTCAAAGTGCGAGCCCTTAGTACGGGCTGGAGTGCCCGACCCATTCCGCGTAAAGTTGCAAACCGAAGCCACAAAAAATCAGAAAAAGGCCGAACCTGGATCGGTTTTGATATCGTCGCTTCTGTTGTTCGATCTCATTATTTTTTAGGCCATCCTCCGCAGTCGAGTGCAATAATAAAGCACTGCGTCTTGTCTCGAAACTTGGCTGAGGTGGACCCCATTTGAAAATTATCAGGACTCCCAACATCCCGAGCGCAAGGCCGATTATGTTGAGCCAGTGAGCGCTCATTTTACCGATGTGCTGTTTCGTCTCCTGCGCCATCCAAGCAGGCCCAACGCGCCGAGGCCAGAGGCGAAGAGTGGGAGAGCGGCGGGGAGGGGGGTCGCCCCGGAAATAAAGAGGGGGGCCGCCCCGGAAATAAAATTGATGCCGAGGCCATCAGAGGCATCCACCGTCAGCTTCAAATCGAATGGGAGAATACCAACACTCGTCACAAGGCCGACTGTCGAAAAATAATCGACGAACTGAAAGTACCGCGACGTATCTGTGACAGAAATAGTGACTGGGTATCCATCTCTGGCAACGATATAGCCTTCTGGAAAGTCTATTCCGCAAATGCATTCGAAGACGCCACCGAGTAGGCCGCAATCTCCGGGGGCGGCGCAAGCTTGCGGAATGAAGAAACCGGTATTGACACTTCCGGATTGAGAAACCTCTGTGTAGTCTATGAATCCGGAAAAACTAGTAATACCCGGGGTAGAGAGTAGCTCGACGATAGTGGGCTGCATGGATTCGGTTATCGTAATTGACCCTGGCGTTGAAAAGTCGCCTGTTATCTCGAGCTCGACTGTATTGCCCGGCAAAAGATTAAACGTGGCCGCGTTGGCGCTGTTTGCCATATAGGGAAACAAGCCAGTAATCAGAGCAATGGCGAACGAAAATCGTCGCGTCTTAAAATTTTGGATGGCTTTGCTGTACCAAACAACAACGCGAAATTTGATTGACCGCACACTACGCATAACACTCTTCCCTAAACCGTTAAGTAATTGTGTCACCTCAATTAAATTACTAAGCGTATTGATATGGAACAAAAGGTCGCTTGATAGACATCAACAGAGCAACGCCGCGACAGCAGACGGCGGGGCTTTCAGCTTCGACCATCGACTTTATTGAGTGCGCTGCATAGGGCCTACCTGCAGCAATGATTAACCGGGCGCTCTTGCAACGGCCTTGCATCGGTGCTGCTCCTTCTCACGCTCACGCTGCCAACGTATGGTGATCGCGTTCAAAGCGATTGCGTGGCGTTCGCTGGCCGACAACTTTTCCGCGCGCGCTTTCGCCGCCTTCCGGCCCGATCTTGACGAAAACAGCCACGTCGCGCGCGGCGGCGTTCTTACGTTCGCAAGAAGTGGTAAAGATTTTTCGCGTTTCTGCCAGTGAGGTCGCATCTGTGCGGTCATTTTTTCATCTTCGACCGCGATCAACTTAATTCCGAGAAGTTGGAGCAGTGGGCCGAATGTTTTTGGTCCCACGTTTTTTGATCGATTCGGAGCTAGTATTTTGCCAACGTGACCCTTTGCAAATCCAAGGGCCTCTAAGCCTTCGTGGGTGATGCCGATTGCCGTCATGCGCGCCACGATCGCGGCTATAAAACCATCGTAATCGGCGATGATGGCGAATGCGCGCTGGTCGAGCATGATTAGGCTGCCTCCAAGGGAAGCCCCGGCGATCCGGATGCAATGAGCACCTGGCCTTTCCGGATCAAGAGATCGAGCCCGGTGGCGTTGGATAAGACCGTCACCGGCCTCGGTTCGGCCGCCGCGGTTCGCTCGAAAGATTCAGTTCTGCACTTGAGACAAAGCGGCACACCGATCGCGCCTCGCGCAGCCGGCCGCCTTTCACAATGGCAACAGATCAACATTTCCGGCGGCGAGGGTTTGAGCATCACGGGTCAATTACCGGATGTCGCGAGTTGTCCGCTGCGCTGGCGGATTCATTCTCATTTGCGCGGCGCGCTTTTGTTCAAAGCTCATATTCTCGTAGCCGGGGATTTTGCCCGCCGGTGGCTCGCCTTCACGGTGGGCTTGGCTGAATTGCGTGCCGCCTTGGCGGCTGAATTGATTGATGATCTTTTCGAACGCCTCGACGTGCTTCGATGTGACAAGCATTTGCTCGATCGCGCCGCCGAGCTCGCTGCCGAGTGTGCCGTGCGCCCAGGTTTTCACCGCATCAATGCGCTGCGGCGCCATAGTTCCGAGCTTCGCAATCTCGGCATTGCGCGCGGTGTTGATTTTGGTGGCCTCCGAAATCCGCTCGGCTGCGTAGACGCCGAGAAAATCCGAAAACGTGCCCTGATCCATTCCGCGTGCGAGCGCCAATTTTCGGGCGTTCGCGAGCACCGGATCGTCTTTGTTGAATTCAAATTTGACGTCGCCGGGCGGTTTGAAATCCGCTGGCACTTTCAATTCATAGCCTTCGGCGCTGGTCGGCAGCGTCAGCTTCCGCGCATCTTCCGCGCCCTGACGCTGCATAATTTCTTTGAATTTGTCGGGGCTGATCTTGACGTCGCCGATCTGCACCTCATCAGAGCCGGTGGGCTGCTGTTGCTGCTGCTGGTCGCTCTGCTGCTGATCGCCCGGCTGTCGAACGGCGGCCGCTTCCCTAGCGTCGCGCGCCGGCGAGTGGCCGCGCGTATTCGGATTTTCGGGCGGCCGTTGCTGCTGCTGGTGCTGAGCCTGCCGGTCGAGTTGCTCGAGGGGCTGACTGTTGCCCGCAGGTGCCGCGCCGGATTGCTGCTGGCCACCGGCCGGTGGTGACTGTGCGCCTGGCGCTGGAATGTCCGTCATTTTTTCATGCCCTTCAAATCTCCGCGCATCGTGCGTACCTACATCGATTACGCGCTAAGACGCGGCCCCAGCCGTGTAACTCCACGTCCCGAGAGTCAGCCCCGCGGCTGTGATTGTTCCACTACTTTTTGTGCCACCGGCCGAGCGAACGTCATGCGCGACGAGATCTAGGTAGCGGGCGATCCACGCGACTTCGATCGCGCGCGTCTCACTGACGGGAAGCGCGCTTGTTACCGAAAACGTTGGCGCAGCCATGGCTCATTCTCCCTCTATAAATTTGTAGCTTCCCTTGAGCTCGCCGAACTCAAATCCTTGCTCGCCATTTTGGGCGCCTGTATTTGCGAGCCGGTCGGACACGAGCCGCAAGGCCGCGGAAAATTCGGCAATGCGGGCTTGCGCCTCTCGCTCGCCCGTCGCCTTTTCCCGCTTCGGCGCGGTGATTTCGACCGTGATCCTCATGCCGCCTCGCTGTGATTTCGTTTCGGAACACCCGGCCGCGGCGTCTCGGCGGCGAGGACCGCGATGCGCAGGCCGAGCACCGCCAGCATCAGCGGAAGCGTCAATGGCCCGAGAATTTTCGAGCCGGTCAGTATTTTCCTGACGTAGCTTTCGCCCAAGCCGCACCGCGCCGCGATCTCGGCGCTGCTCAGGCTCAGCGCCCGCTTGCGCGCGCGCAGCGCCGCGACAACCGCCGCATAGTCATCGACCGTCGCCAGCGTGCTGCCGGGCTTCGCATTGCCCCAATTCGCGGTATCGATCCGCTCAATCATCGTCGCGCCTCCAATCGGTCGTCTGCTCGATGGCACGCCTCAAATTTTCTTACAACGCACCGCCTCGGGACACAGGCGCGCCCTCGGGGGCGCGCGTAATCTGCGGGAAAGCCCAGCCGCGCGCGATCAATTCGGCTTGCCGGCCGCGTCCGGCCCCATGTCCGTGCCGTGCTGCCGCAAGGCGCCGGCCGCGTGCTCCAACTCGGCAGCGAGCGCCAGCACGTCCGCGCCACTCTCAACCCACGCAACGCCACGCCCGGCCAGCGACGTGATGAGAAACGCAAAGCGCGGTTGATCGCCACTCGCCGTCGTCGACACCACCGCGCCAAAATCGGCCCACGTTTCAAACGTGATGCCTTCCGGCTTTTCCAGTCCTGAGATTTTCGGTGTCACCATATTTTCAGCCTCCGGGTGTTCTAATGGCGAGGATGGATGAGCAAATCGAGCGGCGCGGGCGAACACTCAGTTTTGCCCCCGGTCGTCGCTAATGGACTTTCTGAGCTCGCGAGGGTGCCGGGGCCCTCCTGCGAGGCGCTGGTCGCGCCGTGTGCCGCGCTGGCGTGCGCTCCCTCTGACTCTCACCGAAGTAAAGGCACGCGCGCGCAAGGTTCGGCGCCTGTCCGCGTATCGATCGAAGCGCCGAACGCGCACCGCTGTTGCCAAGCCGTTGCCAGATTTGAGCGTTGGGTGGGCCAGCAGGCCACAAAGCCCTTGTCTGCATGCGTTTCTGTTCGCTCGGCCAACTGATTGACTGCTAGTTTGTCGTTGGATTGTGCATCGTCGTCCTCGCCGTCGAGCCCGCGGCTGCGCGGTGCTGCGGTCGTCGGGGGAAGATAGTTGCTCATTCCGCGGCATCGTCTTCGCTGTTCGCCGTGAGCTCGATCACGCGCGGCGCGGGCTGCACTGGCTGCGTCGGCAATGCTCGGCCCTGCGGATCAACAACGACGATCAGAAGGCCTGGGCGCACACCGCTGCCCGCGAAGGGTGGCTGCTGTTCGGCGCTGCGCTCGAGCTCCTTCGCTGCGGCAACCCGCGCCATCGCGTTGTCGCTGGCGTCCCTAACGTCGACCAGGGCGTGCACATTGCGGGCCCGCTCGCTGGTCCGCAGCAAATCGAGCTCGGCGAGATAGGCCGCCTTTACATGCGATTTTCGCAGCGCCGAGCGCAATCCATGATCGGTCATGCCGGCGGCCACGGCTGCATCAGCGCGCTTATCGCCTTGCCAGATCATCCGCTCGATCGCGGTTCGCAGCTTGCCGGTGACGCGGTGCGGCGCGGATCGACCGTGCACAGCGAGCGCCTGGCGCGTGGGCTTATTCATCGTCGGCCTCTTTTCAGAATGTTTTGGCGCGTGCGTGAGCATCGAATACCTATTCCCCGCCCTTTTGCGCCTCGTTTTGTTTCTGCATCCGGCTTTGTGCTGTGCGGCTTTAAATGGCCTTCAGGGTGTTCCGGTTGATGGGCTTTGGCTGACGTGCGGGCGAGGGTGCTGGTGGTCATGCTGGTGCACCGTGGTGGTGATGCGCCGCAGAGCGAGCGAAGGCGAAGCCGAGAGCGAGCGATGGTAGGCGCGGAGTGCTGAGCCGAGGCGCGAGGGAGAGAGCAACTTTGCAACTCTCTCTTTAGCAACTCAGTTGCGCTAGTTGCGCTTGGGTTTAAGGCAGTGCCAACCGGGAATAGTTGCGCCAAGTTGCGCTTTAGTTGCGCAGTTGCGGTTGTCATGGTGTCACCCATATCCACCGCTGATCGAAGCCGATCGTATCGCGTGCGCGTAGTTGACTTAGACTTTTGGAGAGCACGGCGCGGAATGCGTTGGGCTTTCGATCTTGCTGCCAATCCATTGTGCTGCAATAGTTTTTCAGCAGGTCGTGGTTGACAGCGCGTGCGCCGCGGGGTGCTGCCACGCTGTCTATGTTGGTCTGTCCGGCTTCTTCGATCGCGTGCTTGATGATCTTCAAGAGGTCGCCCGCCACGCCGGTCGGCGGTCGCCTCGATTTAGTTGCGCTTGGTTGCGCCAGGGCCGGCTCGGACACGATTTCGACCACGCAAGTCATCGTTTCGGCACCTTCCTTCGCGTCGTCAAAAGTTGCGCTTGTATCCCCGATCTCGACCGGCAAAAGCCGGAAAGTCCAAGTTGCGCCTTCCGGCCCGTCTTTCATTTCCTCGATTTTGACGCGGCTGTAGCCGTCGAGTTTTTCCACTTCCCAGGTAACGTCTGATCCGCCATTTAGGGAATTCGAGCCGCGGCCCTTCCTGCCCGGGTCCTTGCCCATGTGGTGGATCGGAACGACTAGGCAGCGGTAATGCCGCTCGATGATCCCGCAGCGGTCGACGAAGCGGCCCATGTCCTTCGCTGTATTTTCGTCGCCGCTCCCCATGCAGCGGGCCAGCGTGTCGAGCGCGATAGCCCGGGGCGGCGGCAATCCTCGATCCGCAATGAACCTGTCAAGCACCGCGATGAGTTGGTGCGCGTCGGTTGTCTCAGACCCAAGATCCGGAACTTCCTCGATCATAAAAAACGGAACGCCCTGGCCCTCGACGCCATGATGCCGGCGAAGCGCAATCATGCGGCGCTTAAACCCCGAAACGCCCTCGCCGGTAAGGTAGATCACCGGGCCCTGCAGGACGGCGCGGCCGGCGTAGGGCACATTCCTCGCAATCGAGAAAAGGGCATCGCTCGCGAGGAATGACTTGCCGGATTTTGGCGGGCCGACAATGCAGGCGAGCCCTCGCGCTGGCAGCAGCCGATGAATCGCCCATGCTGGCTCAGCAGAGAGCGTGACGTCATCGATTGCGACCGGGGTAAAACTCTTTGCCAGCATGATCGGCTCAGCCGTGCCATCGCCCGGCGCCAGCCCGTTTCCGCCGGCGCTCGTTGCCGGTGGTGTCTCGTTGTCCCAGGCGCCGCCCTCGTGCCCATTCGTTTGCGCGGGCGCGTCGTTGAATTCGAGAACCTTCGCCTTCGGCTCAATGCGCTCTAGCTCTTCATCTATTCCGCGATTGAATTCGTCCGCGAATTGCTCGGTGGCCGTTTTCATTTTAGCGGGCCTTTCTCAAACGGGTTCCAGCCGCGCAGCGCCCAGGTGATCGCGTGCGATATATTTTCCGCGCCATATCGGCGGATACTCTCGCGCACATCGGTGCCGGTCCATCGGCCATTCTTGGCGATCAGGTTGACGTCGATCGCCAACGCCATGAAGGCGTCGTGAACTACTTTGCTGGCGCCGAGATCGCGTGCCTGCTTAGCCGCGGCCCAAAAAATATGAACGATCTTTTTCGTCGCCGGCGGTGGAATCGCTTCAATGCGCTCGCGCGCCTGGTCGATCACCTTGGTGAGCAAGTCCGGCGCGGTGATGGTGGAGCTGGCGGCGTCGGTCATCGTGCCTCCTCGAAGGCCGCCGCGAGAATTTCCTGCACGCCGGTGGCCCCTATCGCGCGGACAAGGCCGCTTTGCTCTGCTGCGTCTTGCAAAACGTCGACCGCTTCGCCGAGCTCGAGCAGATTTTCGGCGTACAACCTCGCGCGCGCCCAAGCGCGCAGCTTTAAAACCTCGAGCGGATCGACGGCGGGGGCGGGGCTATTCATTCGATTCCTCGCGCACCTCAACCGCGCGCAGGCCGAAGCGTCGGCCCAACACCTTCAATGCTGCCCGTAAAGCGCGCAGGGCATCGACGCCCTTTTCCGCACGCAAACGGATCAGGAAGATTGGACGTGGCTCGCGGGTGTCAATCATCGCTTAGCCTTGCTCGGCTGTACCCGCTGAACCTTGATGATCGCGGTGTTCCGAAATGCTTCCGCCGCCATTGTGCGCAACTCGTCTTTTCTCAAACGGGGCGACCGCCACAAGCTGCGGCCGCGCTGGATCCGCTGCCGATCGCCCGTATTTTTGTATCGATCCCTCATTGTGGAAGCTGGTGTGTTGCGGGCTGGCGCGCGGCAATCTGATCGCCGGCGCCTTTCCGGCGGGCTCTCACGACCCTCATCCGAAGTTTATTTGCCTCGCGCTCAGCAAGCTTAAAGGGCCATTGCAGGCGCTTGGCCCGGAGCCGCATTTTCTCGCGGTGCCGCCGGCGCCAGGGCGTAATTGGCGCAGCCCGCGATGTGCGTTGGTCCCGCGATCGTGGGCTGATTTGGGTCTGGTCGTTCATGTGAGCCTCGTCGCGCTTGCTTTTGATTCGCGGCGGGCTTAAATCAGCATCGCTTGCCAGCGATTGATTGTTGCCCGTAGAAATCCAGACGGCGGCCCTAACCCGGCCGCCGTTTCGTTTTCCTAGGCTGCCTTAACGGTCGCGTCGCGCTCGACTATCTTTTGAGCAAGCCACGCATCGATTTCGTCTTCGACCCATAGCGAGCGCGAATTGGGGAACAGGCGAAGACGCTTCGGAAAACGATTGAGCTTCTCTTGCCGCCAAATTGTTGATGGGTTGGGCTTGTGGCCAAGCGCGGCCTCCAACTTTTCGGCCAACCGCCTGCTATCCAAAAATCTCGCCATAGGTTTCCTCGCATCGAATCGAGTATCGATGCTTCGGAATACGATTAATTGTAATGGATTGGCGGGCGCACCCAGGGCGCAAAATCGCGATCGAGTGCACCCGCAGTTTAGGGCTTATCTTTCCGATGCTTGGCCTTCCGGCCCGCTCGCGTGCTTGGCCTCCGGGCCAGGCGCACTTGATCCCTGTTGGAATCTTTCTCAAAGACGATTTCGATCAGGTCGGTGACCTCTCCCTCGCACCATTCGCCGCAGTGCGTTTTGAGGTACTTGCCGACACGTCCTATAAACGCTTTTTGATCCCGCGACCCGCGTACATTCTGTCGACTAACCGGCGGTGAATTGGAATCGTAGCTGCTCCGGTGGAGCTCCAAAATGCGCTTATCAAATGTCGGGAGAAGCCAAGATAGATCAGACGGCCAATCGGCGTCGTCTATCGCTGTTTTCATTTCCCGCTTCAATTTTTCCCACTCGGATTTGACCTGCTTGTCGTGCTCAACGATCCGATCGACTGACCACGTTGCGGAGAGAACGAAGTCGATAAATTCTTTAGCGTCTAATGGTGGCCGACAATGGCGAGCAGCGACCTTTTGGATTTTGCGCCACATTTCGTTGGTGCCAGCGAATTCCCGCCAACTGTCGATGATCTGCTGGCACCGAGGATCAGCGATTTGGTACCGCTCGAGATCATCCGTGAAGGACGTGGCCGACAGCATGACGTCACCGCCCCACCGCCGAAGAAGGGTCACGCGAGGCAAACGACACAACATTCTCGGGCGTCGGCTGCACGATATCGCGCAGACGCGCGCCCCACTTTTCCAATGCCTCGCGCTTCTCAACGGCTAAATCGTATCGGTCATAACGATCGACGATGCCCGGCTTGACGTGGGCGAGCACGGCTTCCTTTACGTCGTGATCGATCCGCAGTCGCGACAGCCCCGAGCGGAGCGTGCGTCTCAAGTCATGGTTGACCCACGGCGCAAGCTTCACCTTGGCAGGATCCTCGCCGCGCATGCGCGCCAGCGCCCGCAAGCAGCGTAGCATTTTGACGTCGAGCCGCTTCTTGACTTTGTCGTTCATCCAGACAGGACTCGTGCCGCCGGTGACGGAGAACAGAAAATCGCCGCCCTTGAAGCGCGGCAACTCCTCGATGATCGCCAGCATATCGGAGGTCAACGGAACAGCGTGCGGTCGTGCCGCGTCGTCGGTGCCCTTCATTCTGCGCGCCGGGATCGTCCAGAGCTTTTCCTTTAAATCGAATTCACCCCATGAGGCGTCGGCAACCTCGTTCAAGCGCAGGCCGGTCAACACGAGCATTCGGTGGACCGCGCCATAGGGGTAGGGCGTGCGCAGAGCGGCGCGCCAGAACGCGAACAGTTCGAGGTCGGTCAACGTGCGGTCGCTCGAGCGTTGGGCGCCAAGTATGCGCGTCGCCCGCAGACGGTCGCAGGGCGACAGCTCGAGCCCGAAGTCGCCGCGCTCGATCGTCCAGGAAAAGAACGCGCGCAGGTAGGCAAACAGGTTGCGCGCCTGGCCGGGGGTCGGCTTCGCGGCACCGTTGTGGTGCTTTTCCTTCGCGCCGCGCTTCGCCAGCATCGCGGCGGTGCCGTAATCGCGCACGTCCTCGATGACGTCGCGCACTTGGTCGCGGGTGATCGCCGTGATCGGAAGATCGCCCCAGATCGGCATGAAAGTGCGCAATAGTAGACGCCTGACTTCGCGGCCGTTGCGTTGCTTGAGCTTGGCGGGGTTGGGGCCGATCACATGCAGGCGAAGATAATCCTCGACCGCGGCGCCGAACGTATTTGCCCGTCGCCGCAGCGCCGCCCGGCGGATTGCTTCCTCGGCCTCGGCCGGGTCGATACCGGCGGCGATCTGCTCTTTCCAACGCACGGCCTTGGCGCGCGCGTCGGCGAGCGTGATCTCGCCATAGACCCCGATCGCCCGCCTTGTCGGGTGGCGGCTGCCCCCGTAGCGTGCCATCAGCACAAACGTCCGGCGCCTGCTGTCGGACACGCGGACTCCGAAGCCGGCCACGGTTGAATCCCATGTGTCGATTAGCTTGCCGGGTGCCGCGGCCTTCAATGCCTTCAACGTTCGGTCGGTCAAGTTTCGTTTCGTCATGTGCTCGATACCCCCCATTCTGGCAACACGCTGGCAACAAACTTCGTGCAATACAGTGTTGCCAGACGCAACGCGATGATACTCCTTGCAACGGGTAATGCAAGCAAGACAGGGGTTTTTTGACGGCGACCAAACGATATGCAATGGCATGCAAAGCGACGAAACGGCTAGGAAACTGATATGGACGCCGGTGGTCGAGCCGTGAACAACAACACATACAGGGAATAGCGATGCCTACGTTCAGAACCGCACAACAAATCTGCGATCACGGATTTGCGCCGAACGAGCAACTGCCCGCACTGGAGGCAGTCGCCGCGCGCTACGCGGTGGCACTGCCGCCGGCTTTGGCCGACTTGATCGATCCGAACGATCCACACGATCCGATCGCGCGCCAGTTCGTTCCCGATGCGGCGGAGCTCGATCATCGGCCGCAAGAGCTCAGCGACCCGATCGGCGATGACGCGCACAGCCCGGTCGAAGGCATCGTGCACCGCTATCCCGACCGCGTGCTGCTCAAGCTCACGCCGATCTGCGCGGTCTATTGCCGGTTCTGCTTCCGACGCGAGACGGTCGGGCCCGGCAAGGCGAACGCGTTGTCGGCGGCGGCGCTTAGCGCTGCGCTCGACTACATCCGCAGCCGGCCGGAAATCTGGGAAGTGATCCTCACCGGCGGCGATCCACTGGTGTTGTCGGCGCGCCGCCTGCGCGAGGTGATGAAGCGCCTCGGGACAATCGAGCACGTCAAGGTATTGCGCATTCACACCCGCGTCCCGGTCGCGGAGCCGGCGCGCCTGACGGCGGAACTGGTGCGGGCGATCAAGGTCAAGGGAAAGCCGACTTACGTGGCGCTGCACATCAACCATCCGCGCGAATTGACCGCCGCGGCGCGCGCGGCCTGTGCGCGCATGGCGGACGCAGGGCTGGTTCTGCTCGGGCAATCGGTTCTGCTGGCCGGCGTGAACGACACGCCGCAGGTGATGGGCGATCTGATGCGCGCGCTGGTCGAATGCCGGATCAAGCCGTACTACCTGCATCACGGCGATCTGGCGCCCGGAACCGCGCCTTTGCGTACCGACATCGCGACCGGGCAGGACCTGATGCGTGCCTTGCGCGGGCGATTGTCGGGGTTATGCCAGCCGACTTACGTGCTCGACATTCCCGGCGGCTACGGCAAATCGCCAATCGGCCCGGACTATCTCGCGTGCACCGGTTCAAACGGCGCGGCGCATTTCGTCGTCGAGGATTTCAACGGGCGCCGGCATCATTATCCGCCGGCGGGTTAACGCGACCGGCGCGTAGCGGCTCAGTGGTGTCGGATCGACAAAAAGTCGAGCAGGGCCGCCGCCACCGCGAGGCTGGCAAAGCCGATGAACACCACGGCGATCACGGCATTCATGACGTAGTGCACGTCGCGCCGCAGCTCCGCCACCACATTTTTGCTTTTGATCATGGCCTGACGCTCCCGAGGAGAGCTGCTTGCAGGGCAACACCAATGTACCCGCAAGGAATCGTCCGGCCCATAATTTCTACATTAAAAATCGCGTGAAATGCGGCACATCTGCGCATGGCAGCCATATCGGAACCGCCAGCGCCAAAATGGCGCGCCCTAGGGGATTCGAACCCCTGTTACCGCCGTGAAAGGGGGGCGTTACGGTATTTTTTAGTTTACCCGGGTTTAAAAAAGCCCTATAAATAGCTATCTTTAGCCTATAGCAACTCGGGACAACCCCGGGAAACTAGGGCGCATATTTGGTCCAAACAAATATCCAAACCCTGTTACCACCTTATGAAGGAGGTGCCAAAATGCCCCGAACCGTCCGCGACGCGAAGCTAGAAACCCGTGCGGCGCGCGACCGGCTGCACACCGGCCAGACTCCGCATTTCAAAACACTGGTGCCGGGCAAGCTGCACCTCGGGTATCGGCGCAAGAAAAAGGACCTGCCGGGCCAATGGCTCGTTCGGCATTATCTCGGTGGCGAGCGCTACCACGTCGCGCCGCTCGGCCTGGCCGATGACTTCCAGGACGCGGCCGACGATGCCGACCTGTTGACCTTCGCGGACGCGCAGCGGGCGGCCCTTGCACACAAGCAAGCGCGGCAAGGGCGCGGCAAGGGCAAGACCGTTGCCGAAGCGATCAAAGACTACGTGACGGACGTGCGAAGGGAACGCCCGGCCACCGCCGACGATGCCGAGCAGACTGCGGCTCAGCTGATCCTACCCACGCTCGGCAGGATCAAGCTCGCGGATTTAACAACCGACGACATCACTGACTGGCGCAACGCCTTGGCCAAGCAGGGGGCGCGGTTGCGGACGCGCCCGGGCGAAAAGCAGAAGTTCAAGGCCGCCCCGGAGACCAAGGATGCGCTGCGGGCACGCCGGGCGACGGTAAACCGCATATTGGGCGTTCTCAAAGCCGCCTTGAACGCGGCGGTTGCGCCAGCGCGAAGGGATGGCATCACGCTTGACCCGACGCCGTGGCAAAGCGTCGAGCCGTTTAAGAAAGTTGATGCTGCGCGACCGGGTTTTTTGTCGATCCCGGAATGCAAGCGACTCATCAATGCTGCCGATCCCAGCTCTGGTTTTCGCGATCTCGTTCGCGGAGCGCTCACCACCGGCTGTCGATATGGCGAGCTATGCGCCCTTCAAGTTCGCGACTTTGCGCGCGGCAAGGTCCATATTCGCGAAAGCAAAAGCGGCAGGCCGCGCGATGTTGAGCTTTCGCCTGAGGGCGCTGCATTCTTCGAGCAACTAACGGCAGGGCGCGCTGCGGATGCTTTGATGTTTCAGCGGCCCGGCGGCAGCGCTTGGCTCAAATCAATGCAGGCTAGGCCAATGCGGGAGGCGTGCCGGAGGGCGAAGATTGAACCGCCGGTCGGGTTTCACCAACTGCGCCACACTTGGGCGAGCCTCGCGACGATGAACGAGATGCCGATGATGGTGGTGGCCCGCAACCTAGGGCACGCAAACACACTGATGGTCGAAAAACATTACGGCCATTTGCACGACGACTACATCAAAAAGGCGATCCGCGCTGCTGCGCCGAAGTTCGGTTTTGTGCGGGACAAGAAGCTCGCTGTGTTGCCGCGTTAAGTTTCTTTGGGTTGCTAATAAACTTAAGCGGCTTGATTGTAAGGGCACGATTGGCTATATTAAGTGGGCCTGGGCAATCTGGCAGTATCGCAGCCGGCGCGGCAGCCCATAGAGCCACGCAATGAAGGTCGTTTCGAGCGCTTTAACCAGCGCCGAGCGGCCTTTTTTAGTGCACTCGGCGCTCGCATACGGGAGCCTATGTATGTCACCTATCCAAGCTACCGCACAGCCCGAAGCCGAACGCGCGCCTGCGCGCTCACTTGAGCGCGTTGCATTCTCCATTCCAGAGTTCTGCACCAGAAATAATTTTGGGACCGGCACGTACCACAAACTAAAGCGCCTCGGCCTGGGCCCCGATGAAATGCGCGTTGGCAACCTGATCCGCATCACAGCCGAAGCCGAACTGAAATGGCAACGCGCTCGAACATATCCGCGAGGCGCCGAGGCCGACGCCAAGGCCCGGGCCGAAGCTGTAACGGCCGCGCGCGGTCGGAAAGCCGGCAAGCTTTCCGCTGCATCGCCCCATCACGTCTCCAAGCGCAAGCGGCAGAGCGCGTGATCGCACATGCAAAAAATCAGAAACCCCGCCAGCGCGGCAACGCTGGGCGGGGCGGATTACAATGCTTGGCGGCAGAGCAGTCCTTATAAGCCAATTGGGGCAAAAAATAAAGCCCCCATCGCAAGCAACTCGCCGCGTCTGATCTCAGCCGCGCGCAAAATTGAAATTGTTCATCACTACAGTGCCGCTGGCGTGCGGGGGTGGCACATTGTCCTCACTGAAAACGCCGGCCGCAAATCCGTGGCGGCCTACGCATCAAAACGCGAGGCAATCGAACAACTCGGATTTTTTTCGCAAAAACTTCACGCCAAAATCGTCGGGCGCGGATCGGTGGTGCAGCGATGACCACAATCAGCAAGACGACGCTCGCGGTCGTGGCCGAGACGTCCGACCCGCCGCGCCAAACGCATCGCATGGTTGACCAGGCGCTCGCCTATGCGGCGAGAGGCTGGCACGTATTCCCGGTACCGCCCGGCGAAAGGAAATCATATAAGTCCGCCGAATACAGTGAGGGACGAAAGTGGGGCGCGACCACTGATGCCAAGCAAATCGAACGCGATTTTGAAAAGTGGCCAAACGCCAATGTCGGTATTGTTACCGGTCCAAAGTCAGGCATATGGGTAGTCGACGCGGATACGCTGGAAGGCCACGACGTTGATGGCATCGCGTCGCTGCGAGAATTGGAAGCCGAGTATGGGACGCTGCCGAAAACATTGATGGCCGAAAGCCCGAGCGGTTCGCTGCACTACTATTTCAACTACTCGACCAACGCGACGATTAAGAACAGTGAATCAGGTTTCGCGGATGGCATTGATGTACGCGGCGAAGGCGGCATGGTTATCGCGGCGCCGAGTGAGCGCCCAGGTAAAGGCACCTATAGGTGGCTGAACGCGAACGCTGTTGCCGACGCGCCGAACTGGCTAATCAAACTTGCGGTAGGCGCCGGCGAGGGAAGCCGAGTCGCACCAACCGGCGCTGGTGATCAAGGCCCAACCGAGTGGTGCGAACTTCTTACCAATATTCGCGATGGACGTGTGTTGCATAAGTCAACCCGCGGCCTTGCCGCAAAGCTCGTCGTTGCAGGATTAGGCGGCGGTGCAGCTGTCAACTTTCTTTGCGGGGTGATGCACCTGTCAGGCGCAAAGGGAACACCACGCTGGCAGGAGCGCTATGACAATATACGGAACTTGGTGACATCAGCGGAGAAGTTCCGCGATGCGGGTCAAATCGATCTTGCCGAATTAAGAACACGGTTGCTGCAATCAAGCGCCCAGTTCGTCGCCGGGTTCGTGCCGCCTGATTACCTGATCGATGGCTTGTTGCAGCGGCGTTTTGTCTACTCAATGACGGCACCGACCGGCACCGGCAAAACATGTATTGCGCTGCGCATGGCCGCTCACGTGGCGCTGGGGATGGAACTGGCTGGCAGGCAAGTCGAGAAAGGTCGCGTGCTGTACTTTGCTGGCGAGAACCCTGTCGACGTTTGCACGCGGTGGATCAAGCAATGCGAAGAGCTAGAACAAAGCCCGGATGAAATGGACGTATTCTTTCTATCTGGTGCACCACCAATTTCTGATAAAGCCATCCGCGCGAAAATTGACGCTGAGGCAGCTGAACATGGTCCGTTTAGTCTAGTGATCATCGACACCAGCGCCGCCTACTTTCGTGGCGATGACGAGAACAGCAACGCGCAGCTCGCCGCGCATGCGCGGATGATGCGGTCGTTTGTGGAACTCCCCGGCGGGCCGACCGTCATTGTTACCTGTCATCCAACTAAGAATCCTGACATGACCAACCTGTTGCCGCGTGGAGGCGGCGCGTTCCTGAACGAGGTGGACGGCAACCTCGTATGCCTGAAGGAGCCTGGCAGCCCGGTAGTTACGTTGGATACGCATGGGAAGTTTCGTGGCCCCGAGTTCGAGCCGTTCTCGTTCAAGCTGGTGGCGGGGACCAGTGAGAAGCTTAAAGACACAAAAGGGCGGCTGGTTTCGACGGTCACTGCTGAGCCCATCACGCAAGAGGATAGATCTGCACTTGAGGACACCGGGCATGACCGGCAGAACCAACTACTGCGCGTGATGAAGGCCAACGCTGGCCTCTCACTGTCCGAATTGGCCGAGGCGCTGGGGTGGTCGTATAAAAATGGCGGCCCGAATACGAGCATGGTCCACCGCATGATGCTCAAGTTGGCCAAGGACAGACTGGTCGCAAAGAAACGCGACCATTATGAACTCACCAAAAAGGGCAAAGAGGCGTTGGAGGAAATTGAGACAGCCCCTCCACATCCCGCGCAGCCCTTCCTGGCAACGCCGGCCGCCCAGCACACCGCCTAGGTGGTCAAAACCGCGTTTTGCTGGCAAAACGGCTGTTGTGCGGAAAAATGCCACTTTATGAACCGTTTTGGCAAAACGATCGGCGCAAAACGGTCAAAACGATTATTGCAAAAGGTCTTGAGCCGCAGGGGTTATTTGACCGTTTTGCTCAAAACGGACGACCCTAGGGGGAATTTTTAATTCCCCCTCTAGGGTGTCGTTTTGTTTTGGTCCTTACCCTAGGCACAAAACAAAACGGTTCGGGCTAGGCGCCACGTTTTAGCGGCTCCGTTGCGCGGCACATCCGGCTCTTAAGTGAGCATCTATCCCGACTAGCAAACCAGTTTGAGCACACCATAATATGTGGAGTGTCTTGTTCACGGAGAATGCGCCCATGGAATATGCGGTAATCAGCGCGACTATTCAGCGCGGTTTTGGAGTTGCGAGCAAGAACATCAAATCCCAATTGCCCCACTTGGTTCAAATCTTTCCCGAACTGAAAAATATCTATACTGCCTCTATAAATATACTTTTGGACAAACCCTTACACATTGCCAAGCTCGAACGAACTACGCCAATCATTCAATGGTGGGATGCAGATAGTTCGGGAAAGGGTTTTTGGCATCCAGAACAATTTAGCATTGTACCGATCAAGTTTGAGTATCCTGTCAACACTGCGACCAAAGAGGCTTGGCTGCTTGTTTGTCACGATTCCGCGTATTTTCGCGATCCACTCCGCTTTGAAGTGGTCACTGAGAAGCTCAACGGATTAATGCCAGGGCAACAATGCAAAATTCACATTCAGAAAACCGCTGACATTGATGTGGGGTAGGGGCGACCCCACGACCCGCCAACGCAACCCTCCCAACGCCAAATTTTTCCTGGCCCCCAAATTGCCCGTGCCGATAGGCGCTCGCCGCAGCCAAAAACGAAGGACGCCCCCTTATTAAGGGGGTAAAATAACTCGTATAAACTTATAAAAGCTTATATAATTAAAGCTTTTTCGTCGGTTCTCGGCTATAAATAAGCACAGCGAACAAATATGGAGGCAAATATTACCCCTAGACAGCGCCGCCGTAGCGTCCATGTCGCCTACCGCTCGCAGCCGCATCTCAAACGGGTCCGCCCTCTTGCCCGGCGTCGACGGCCGCTCGACCTGGGTTCGCCGCCTGCGCGATCTAATTGCTCTGCACCTGTCCGATCTGGGCGGTGACGACGCCGTGTCCGAGGCCGAGCGCAGCATCGTGCGGCGCGTCGCAACGTTGACGGTCGAGTTGGAGCGCATGGAAAGCGGCTTCGCCCTGGCCGGTGAAGCGCTGCCAGTGCAGATCGACCTGTACCAGCGAACCGCGAACAGCTTGCGCCGGCTGCTTGAGGCTATCGGCATCGAGCGGCGCCAGCGCGACGTGTCGCCCAGCCTCGCCGACATCGCCGACGAAATTGCAGCTGAAGAAGAGGCCGCCGCCCAACGCGACATCGACACCGAACGCGCGGCTGGCATATGAAGAAGCCTCTCGCCATCAGCGTCTCCGCCGCAATGAGCAGCCCGAAATTGCTTGGCCCGTTCTTCGGTGGCGAAAGCTGGGCTACTTGGCGAGCCGTCATCAAGGCGATGTTTGCCGAGAAGATGAGCGAGGCTGAGATTGCTAGCTTTCGCGAAGTCGCCGAACGCGATCCCCCCAAGCAACGTGTCGCCGAAGCGACCATCATCGTCGGCCGTGGAGGCGGCAAGGATAGCGTCGCAAGTGCAATCGTCACCACCATAGCTGTAAACTTCGATCCGCGAGGAAAGCTGCGGCCCGGTGAACGCGCGGTGGTGATGGCGATCGCAGTTGACCGCGATCAAGCGGCCATCGTTACAAATTATATCAAGGGTTATTTCGAACAGGTCCCCGCGCTCGCCAAGATGGTGAAGAGTATTGATCGCGACGGCATCGCGCTGCACAACGGCGTCACAATCGTTGTGGCTACAAATTCCTATCGCTCCGTTCGTGGCCGGTCGATCTTGGCCGCCGTCTTTGATGAGGTGGCATTTTGGCGCTCCGAGGATTCCGCGACGCCTGATTTCGAAGTAGCCGGCGCGGTCGCGCCAGGGCTCGCGCGCATACCGGGCAGCATGATGATTTTGATTTCAAGCGCGCATAAGCGTTCGGGCTTGCTCTATCAAAAATGGAAAGACCATTACGGCCGCAACGCTGATGATGTACTTGTCGTGCGCGGAACGACACTGCAATTCAATCCAACTTTCGACGCTAAGACCATTGCCCGGCAGATTGAGAAAGACCCGCAGTTATATGGCGCTGAGTATAATTCGCAGTGGCGCGATGACCTCGCCACATTCATCGGTCGCGAGTTGCTTGAGGCCGCGGTTGATCGCGGCGTGCCCGTCCGGTCGCCAATCGCTGGTACGAATTATTTTGCATTCGCCGATCCTTCCGGTGGCGCACACGACAGCTTCACGATGGCAATCGCGCATCGCGAGAAGGACAGCAGCGTCGTGCTCGATCTGCTGTTCGAGCGCAAGGCGCCGTTCAACCCGACGCAAGTGACCTCTGAGATCGCGGCGATAATCAAGAGCTACCGCTGCACGCAAGTTGTAGGCGACAGGTATGCGGCGCAGTGGGTGGTCGAGGCGTTCGCTAAGACGGGCATCAAATACGTTCAAAGTGAGCGCGACCGCTCGGAGATTTATCTTGATTGCTTGCCGTTGTTCACGGCAGGGCGCGCACGTTTGATCGACAATGCGCGGATGGTTGCGCAGTTCGCTGCGTTGGAGCGCCGCACGTTTTCGACTGGGAAAGACCGCGTCGACCACGGCAGGGCTGGTCACGATGACGTTTGCAACAGCGCAGCTGGCGCATTGGTGCTGGCGGCAAGCCACAAGCAGCCGTTTGTTATTTCAAAAGACCTGCTGGCGCGCGCCAGCATGCCAACGAGCTACGCCAACAAATATCCCGACAGCGCGCGACGGACGCGGTCGATGCCGGTCTACTTCCGATGAACCAGAAAAGGAAAACGATATGACCTACGCGATGTTTAGCGACGACGCCCTAAGCAAATTCCGAACCTTTTGTAGCGCAGCGGGCTTCGTGAAGCCACGCGGGCCGGAAGGTGCTTTCGACCAAGCTCTGAAACCCCGAAAGGAATCTACCATGTCTAAATTCAGATACGTGCTGCTCCCGAACAGCGGCGGCCAGCTTTATACGCGTTCGCGCAGCGCTGACCTTGCATACGACGAAGCCGGCCGCGACCCGAACGAAATCCCAAACGCAATTCTCCAATTCCTGAGCGGCAAGATCAGCGACGCCGACATGCGGCAAGTCCGGGAATACCTGCAAATCGAAGCCGGTGAAGATCCCGACAACGTGAAGGAAGCGAAGCAGATGGCGAAGGCGTCGGCGTCGCGCGGCGCGCAAGATAGCAGCATGTCGTCGTTCGACGCCAGGTTTCCATCGGCCCGCAAAATCGGCCGCGACGATATGATCGGCACACGCTGAAACTTCAAACTGGGAGACACACTATGTCGAAACCTGCAATGCGATTAGTTGGTGACGCACCTCCACGCTCGCCCGAACGTGAGCAACTCGCCGAGGCGATCGCTCGGCGCGACACTGCTACAAAGCAGCTCGCACGCATCCAAGCCGCGCACGAGCGCGCATCCAACACGATCTATGACTTGAAAGACAGCGTCGACAAGGCGATCGCCGCGCTCGATGCGGCGAAGGTTGGGGAGGAAAGTTACCTTGCTGCAGTAGCCTTGGGCGACGCTGACGCTGCGCTTTCGCCCGTCAAAGCTGCTGCAGCCGCCGTCGAGGAAGCCAACGACCAGCTTGGCACCGCTCGCCGCACGCGCGACGCGCTAGAGACAGAGACAAAGGCCGCCGAGAACGATTTGATGTTCGCGGACATGGCGCTGGACAAATGCGTCGGCGATGTTGTGCGTGCCGAACCTGCGGTGCGCAAGCTCGCCGCCGAATACGCGGCCGCCCGGCGTCGCGCCGTTGATCTGCAAAGAGCTATGGAGGCCGTGCAATCATATTTGCCGGACGACTTTCTTTATTGGCACGGAAGTGGATCTTTCCCGGACGCCGAACTGGTAGCCGTGGCGGCGTGGCGAGCGGTGCTAAAGGAACTTCGAACCGATGCCGATGCGCCGCTACCGAGTTGAACGAGATGGCGCGGGCGTTAGATTTGCGTCAGGCGCCCGCGACTTTCCTCGGGGCTTTTCAGTTTTCACCCGAGGCGTCGGTTCGTCATGAGTGCGACGCAAAACAAAACCATGACAGCCCGCGCGGCCAGGTATCTCCCGGCCGGCGCGGACAACGACCCTCGGTCTATGCTTCTTCCGAGGCGCGCCTCGCTCGGTGCTGCCTTTGTCTCCCTGGTGGTGGCACCGGGCAAACGGTGGACGCTCGGCGGCTCCGAATCCCGCCGGGCGTCCAACTGCAGCGGGTGATGGCCGATGATGCCGCTTAGCTTTTCAGACTGGCAGTTGGCCGAGCTTTTGAGGCTTGCGATGTTGATCGAGAACGACGCGGCACGCGACAGATATTTTGAGCGCATGGCTGTAGCGCTGCGCGGGCGGTCGGTTGACGACATTTCGGTAAGGGCCGCGAGTAACGCGGCTTATGCCGCTGAGGTGCCGAACCGGGCTTGGACAGAAGCTATATGCGCAGTGCAGGCGGGCAAATGGGCGACGCGGTGA